TTGACCTTACCCATCATTCCACTATCACCAAGCTGTCCCTTGATGGCCGAAACGATTGGCTTCGTCTTCTCGTAAATCTCCTTCGCACGGTTGAAGATGTTGCCGAGAGAGCCGAAGGAAATCTTACCGCCAACGAGACGCTTGAGACCCTCGTGAGTCCCCGCCGATGACATAGGAGCCGAAATGATGTCTTGCTCGGATAGCACACCCTTGATGATACGAGATGAACCACGGATGGACTCAAAGAAGCCAGAGTTCGCCGTGATTACGTAGAGCGTGGGCTGAACCGTAAAAGGGAAGGTATTCACCACTTGGAGATTGAACTGAAGCGTGAAGTTTCCTACGAGCGAAGGAGCTTGGCCGGACTGTAGCGTAACGTCCTTGGATGGCTTGAGAACTAAGAAACCACCACAAGTCTGTCTCTGCTGACCGGGAAGGGCGTAGGGGTAGGCGGGGTCTCCACCAACCGTGATGAGGTCTCCAGCGGGAACCGCATTCTCCGAACGCACTTGTCCGCACCAAGTGTTCCAGTCCATCTCCAAGCCGTTGCTGATTGACATCTGGTAGAGCTCCTCGGTCGTGTGGGACGAGAGGAGACCGGAGAAGTTGTCAAAGTTAATTGAGAGAGGGTTATTGACAAGAGAGTTGAACGAGGATGCGATAGGGAGGTAGCAATCACCGAACTGGCTTGTCGTGGGGTCGGGCTGTCCCGCCACTTGCGTCGCCTTCACATAGATGATGAGAAGGTCGGGAATCTGGGGAAGCGTGATTGTCTGCGACTGAAGCTGAGTAACCACACCGGGAAGGGCTTGGCCGTTCTGTTGCTGAGTGATATAACGGGGGAACTCCATATAGGGGACAACTGACTTGGCCGGGAGAGGCACGTCAAGAGATGGCGTGAGGAACTGGACGTTCAAGACAGTGCGTTCCCAGACACCACCGGTCGCACCGTTGTTCCACTGAATACCCGTGAGCGAGAGTGGCTGAGAAGGCACACCCGCAGTCGTGGGTCCCGCATTATCACGAGTGCGGAGGATACGGCCAATGTCGCCAAGACCCTTACCACCGGAGCTCTTAAAGTTCATAATTAGCTGGATGTTGTTGATGCCGAAGAGACCCGTGTCGTGTTCGCAATCGTCGGCGAAGACGAAGGGCGAAAGAACAAGCTTCTCCGTTGAACGGACTGAGAAGAAAAGAGGGTATGAGAAGACGGCTGGGTCGCAGACGGGGACACCTCCCACGTAATTCACCGTTACGCCACCGGATACATATGAGCCACTGCCGACAAGAGGGGTTCCAACGGGGTTGTTCCACTGGAAACCCGAGAATGAACCGTTGGGAACCTCATCCACATTCATCGCCTCCGCATAACCCGCCATTGGGTCGTTGATTGTGCGGAGACCCGTGCCGTTCCACTGATACTTGTCAAGCTTCGTCGGGCACGTCCGCTGGAGCAAGTTCTTCTTGTAATCCGTAAGGCGGAGAACCTCGGAGAGCACGTCTTGGGAGTTAATCACTGAGGTCGTGTCGTTAATCGTCGCCGTCATCGTCTGGCACATATAGTTTAGGGGGAAGGGAGCAAGAGCACAGTCTTGGCCGTAGACCGCAACGGGGGTTCCCGTAACAAGTGTAGCCGTCTCGGGGTATGAAGCCGTCATCTGGAACTTCGCCGTTCCACTCCAACGGAGAGCCCTATCTACGAACACGTTCTCGGAAGGCACATACACGTTAAACGTCATCTGGGATGCCGTAGCTGCGATTGCGTTAAAGGGAGCATTGGTAACTGAAAGAGCACCCTTTTCAACGGCGTAGCGGGGGCGGGACTGGATGATACGGTCATCAAATACGGCTTCCTTCTGGATGTCGGCACTCATTTATAACTGAACTGGAGAAATTAATTTTTGGCTTAACTTCGGATTATTGTGAAAGCCGGAATTAAGATTATCAAAAGAAATTAATAACCACTGGTATCTGACCTCTCAGATTTGTAGAGAGATGCCTTCTTCCGAAAAATCATCTTAAAACTGACACTTGATAAGTTAAACATCGTAATCGGATACAACTGGTTATCCAAACGATTCTTCCAATAGACTTGGATGTCAATGCTACGAATGTCTTGCTTGGAGTTCTGGAAATCAGCCATACGATACTCGGCAACCGGGGCGTAGTAAATCATCTTGCGATAACCACTCGTGTCGTTTGATAAGTCCAAGGCCACATCTGTAATGATAGGTTGGAAGGCCGACTGGCTCGTAGAAGCAGAATTACCAATATTACCCGTTCCAAACACGTTCGGAGGAGCCGTCTGCTCGTTCTGGATAGGAAGGAGGGTGCTGGTGAATACAATGCTTTCAATCGGAGACCAGAGAGTGCTCGTAGAGTTGAAGTCTTGAAGGATAGAAACCCAACCCTCATAGGGGGCTACTGTTATTAAATTGTCATTCAATCCGAGGACTTGAACCACCATCTGATTCACATAACCGGGAGGCAAGAGAGTCGGTATTGGCGGGGGATAGAGCCAATTATACGCCCGGGTATTGTAATAAGTGTTATTGAAGTTTGCGAACAGACCAAACATATTGGAATTGAAAAACAGACTCATTGATGGAAGAGAAGTCTGGGGAAGGAAAGAAGGAGGATAATATATGGTGAATAACTGGGTTGTCGGGGTGAATATCATTCTGGGTGTAGGATAAGCCACGAGCCAGTCGGAGAATGCCGGATAAGTAGTAGCATCCACCGCCCGATACTGATTATAGAGATTGAGATTCGCCCTTACAAGTGTATTATTCACCAAATCAACCCAGTGTTGGAAGGTATAGACATAGTAGTAGCGACTGGATAAATCTTGAGGTCTCCCTAACTCGGAAGATACTACCGCCCAATAAGGAACACCCGCCGGATTTACTGGATTACTTATTGGGTCATTCCCAGCCGGAACGGTCTGCTGGGCTTGATAGTATGGTGCCTCGCTTCCAAGAATACCAGATACAATATTCCCCTCTTGATAGACTGTCAGTCCGTTCCATAGTCCCACATAGTCGGGAGACGAAGGAGGATTCGGTATTGGTGCCAAGGTGCGATTCTGAGTCTCGGAAATATACTCCACATAGGCTATCGGAGGTGCGAAGGCGTATGGAGCTGGTAAATCCCCACCGATAAAGCCATTCCAAGTGAGAGCCAAGCCATACTCTGTTAAATCTGGGTTAATCTGACCCGTAGAGCTCTGAATCGCTGGAATAAATAGAGGCAAATCCTTGTTTCCTCCATTTACAACAAAACGAATAATAGAAAACTGATAACGGGAGGCATCCTTGATTATTGCCGTATCACGAGTTTCATTAAAACGAATGGGAGGGTCTCTAACCGCATTCACTCCTTCCGTGTCATCAGTCGTGTTATTGACGATACTGGCGTTGTAATAGAGAACATCTGGGTCTGCTGAGTTACCTACCGTTTCCCAACTGCTACTAAAGCGACTCATTCTATGGTTATTGAATATATTATTTCCCCAGCTTCAACGCAGTCAGAGCACTTACGAAATTGTCTGGAGTCATTCCGGAGGCATCCATAACTTTCTTGTATTTCGCCAAACTGTAGGGGGCATAAAGGCACCGGACAACCGAATGACGACCACAAGTATTCACGTTGTTTTTGGTTTGCTGAAACGGATGATGATTATAACTGACCTTTTTCCCCGACGCTCTGAGTAAGTCTGTAAGATAGGGACGGCCTTCATCCAATTGCTGGAGTTTAGATTGAGGCACATTATCAAGGGCTTCTTCGGGGGGTTCGCCATACGGGTCAAAAAACTCTATTGTGTTCCCCTTTTTTAATAGACAACACCAGTGTCCGGAAGAAGACGATTCAGTCAGATAAAGCATAATACACCGTCCTTTCGCATCAAATGCCTCATCTATGCTATTCATCTCGCCAAGCATTGGATAAGTGATGATTTTAATATCTTGCCCGAGGATTTTCTTAATATCACTGTCGGACAATGGATACTCTTTGATTCTCCCCATTCCCCTCTCAGCCATATTATCTACTAACCAATAGATAATGTGGTGTAGTCCTTTCAAACCGAAGAAGGCCGAAGTCCCCAAAGAACCCGAGAAGTTCAAGCTACCAAAGCTCTGCTTGTCAAAATCCGAAGCGAGGAAACTCCTCCATCATTCTGGAGAGTTGGGCTATTCTCAGATACTGTGGTGTCAGAGCTGGTTGGAGCAGAGGATACGGGAGAGATGTCTGCCTCCTCAACTTGCGAAGGCGGATGCGTTTGCGAATATAGTAAGATTCCTTTCCCCTTCGGATGCTTCCGAACTACTGGAGAGTATTCGGAAAGACTTTCTAAGAACCCAACCTTCTTCTTCGGAACCAGAGGCTGACGACTTTGCCTTTCTAAGCTGTTTGGCGACGGAGGCATATCACGAACATCTACCCCCACCTCAAGCATCCGGCCACAACAGTCCGAAATCAGACGATGACCTCTAATCATCTGGAGAATCTTGTATCCAATCACCAAGACGGCTACTACACTTGTAGAAATCCCCGCCGTAGTTAATCCATCCATCTATTAGAAATGCCGACAATTAATCCCGAAAAGATGATAGAATTACTGGAAGGATTATATCTTATGACTCAAGTATGCTGGGAACTATCCAAAAACCCAGAACTCACTGAGGCTCTGGAGAAAATGAAGGAGAGAATTGATAAAATCATCCAAACAATTTCAGAGATTTTATAAGGTTCGGGGCGGGGTCAGCCCGGGTCAGCCATTCCGCAAAGTGGTTCCAATAGCCAAAAAGGCCAAAAAAGTTCGGGGTCAGCCCGGGTCAGCCAAAACGCAAAGTGTTCCTAATAGCCGATTTTTCGGATTTTAGGAACATTTTTACATAGATTCTTGAACCACTAAAAACATCTTGGATTTATGATGTATTCTATATGGGTCGGGACGAGACCCCTATTGACATCATTTATAACCAGAAAAGAGAGTAAATTCTCCAATTGGAATAGATTGCGGAATGGCTGACCCGCCCCGACCCCGAACGAAAAAAACTTTTTGAAAACTTTTTCTCTCAAAACTTTTTCTCTCTTTTTCTTAGATGTGGGGACTCTTCATAGGAATGTTTGTAGGGATAGTCCAAGCAGAATACAATAGTCGGAAAATCCAACAATTGTCTAATGCTCTAATGGAGAAGAATAGATTACTGATTGAGAACTCTGGCGTGGTGAAGGGAACATAGCCACTGGGGATAATGCTTATAAACGCAGACCCACCTTCCCATTTTCTTCAAGTCCCGACAATCCTCCTTCGTCATCCCTATATGCGTCTTTAAGAGGTATCCAAGGGCGTGGAAGGATGTCGCCATAGGATAGACGATAATATGGGTGGCTTCGTTAAGGAGTAATCTGGTTTTCTTATAATTAGTAAGGTAATGTGAAAGGCATAACATAGTTGTGTTAGTATGGCGACCCATAGTAGCCAAGTCATCTATTAGTTTCCCAACAACTTTCTCAGCGTTGCCCGTAAGAGTATCATAGTCGTCAAAAATAACGAGGCAATTGTTAAATTCATCAAGCTCTGGGTAGTCATCTATAAATGTCTGGATATTCACTCGGCGTAGGAAGGGTAGGGCATCCAAGGTAGAATCCTCTTGGAGTTTGGATACTAAGTAACACTCTCGGTCGGGGAAGAGTTTCTTATAGCATTCGGCAATCCCACGGGCGATGTAGGATTTACCAGAGCCGGAGGCACCCGCAATATAGAATACTTCACGCTTCTCGGGGTCTGGAGACGGGACTAGCTGGAACTCGGAACCCTCTGGTAAATCTACACAAGTGGCCTTGGAAGCGTCTTGACAGATTCGGTCATAGAGTTGCTTTCCCAGACCGGTTTCTCCAATGAGTTGGTCGGAGGATAGTCCTTTGTTGTGGGCTTCTTGGAGTCTCTGGATGAGTTTGACTCTCTCGGCGGGTTTGACATCTCGGAGCTCTGTGAGATACTCATTGGCTCGGATTTCATAGGATGGCTTGGCTCCTTTGTGGTTATCCTCGTGGATGTAGAGGACTTTACCGTCATCTTTGCCTCCTTTGACTATAGCAATGGGCTTAGCACCTTTGGTCTTGTCAAATGATAGGGAGGGCATTCTATATAAGTGGGTGAGAAATTTTCTAAAAGTGGAAAACACATATTCAACCCTCCAAATAAGGAAACAAAATCCCGCCCCGGAGCTTGGTCTTGGCCGATAGGAAGGCGAGGAGCTTGGCTTCTATTTGTCGGAGAATGGTTGGGTCTGCCTTAGCCTCGTCAAGTTCGGATAAGAGAAGCTTCTGTGCTTGTAGGTCATCATCGGATGAGTAAATGTTTTTGATTCTGTATCGGAAGCCTTGTATGATATCTCTGGCTTTTGTGGCTGGGAGCCGAGCCATTTCCAAAAGGTCTGCCACGGTCTTAACATCTGAATAAAGAACATAAATTTTACCGAGTTCTGAATTGAGGAGTTTGTGGTATTTTTCTAAAGGTTGATTCTTGAGTTTTGCGAGGGCGAACTTTCGTTTAATCACTTTGAAGCGATTACCTTCTGCTTGATAAAGAGTAATATCATTCTTGATGGATTTCTCTGGGTCAATGATGTCGGGATTGAGGGCTTTGCCGTTGTGGCGGAACTCATAAATGACTGAGAAATCTGTGTATTTACCATTGACTAAGCTGATAACATCTATCTTAGTGATTGTCGGGGACTGTATGGCTTCTTGTAAGGTGTATTTGCGACCGTCTCGGAGAGTCTGATAACCGGTCAGAACTTGCTTGGGAGTCCAACGAATGATGTGAAACTTGAGTTCTTTCTGAGCTTTGAGGACATTGACTTTGGAAGGTTTTGTGGATAGTAGGGATAATGCGAGTTTTGCTTCGTCTGCGGAGATAATCTTGGAGGCGAAGAGGGAATCAACTTTCTGGGTATGAGCGAGGTTCTTTGTGTCGGGGGGTAGAACTCTCCATTCTTCAATAATCCCACATTTGATGTCCCCAATATATGTATTAGGTATTTTCTGGAGTCGGCGAATAGTGGATTGGAAGTATTTGGCTAATTCGTCTGGAGAACCTTCGGCGATTTCATATCCGTCGTAGTCGCCGGTGTAGCGTTGGGATACTAAGGACGCAGAACCCATAATCTTGAGCTGGGCTTTTGGGAAAACCATAGCATTTAATACTCTTACTGCGTCTTTCGGATACGAGTAGGGGTATTCTTTTTCTTTCAGCAAGTCCATCTATTAGGAAGTTATAACTTGAGTCGGCGGATGAAATTGGAGCGGACGGCCTTGAGCGTCCCCACGCCTACTCTGATGGGACCCTTACCATCGGGGAGACGATTGCTATAGTGATTATTCACCACCGTGGCGAATTCTTTGAAACCTTCTAATGACTTGGGGAGTTGGGAGCGATTTGTTACGAGTGGTTCTACTTCTTCGTCGCTTGATGCTTCGGCTTCTTCGCTTGACTCACGAGTAGGGGGAGGTGGGCGACGGCCAGTAACTACATCATAATCGCCGAATTCATTGCGTCTGGAGGCTAAGGATGCGAGTGCGTCTGGTGCCTCGGCCTCGGCCTCGGCCTCTCCCTCAGCTTCTTCTTCTCCTTCTTCTGCTTGTTCGGCTTCCTCTGGGCTTTCTTCAAACTCTTCGTCTTCCCAACCCACTGGGCGACCACCGGTCTGGAATGAGCCGGACTGATATGCGAAGGCGTTGCGTTCATCGGGAGTGAATTCGGGAGAGTTCCGGGCTCTGAATCCGTGCTGACTATCTTCACGAGTAACGAGCCCGGGACTTGCGAAGGAGCCACGACGAGAACGATGGCCGGTCTGCTGAGAGCCTCTTTCGGCAAAGCGTTGCTCTGCCTCGCTTTCATTATCTCCCGCTGAGAAATCCCAAAAAGGCCGACTGGGACCACTGGAAGATGAGGAAGAGCCGTCTTGGTAGCCTCCTCCTTGTTCTGGGAAACGAGTGGCTCTGTTATCCATAGCTTGCTGAGCGTCTGTAGGGTCAATAAACTCTTCGGGTCTGAGAGTGGAACGGAACTTGGAGAACTTGAGAGTGCGAATGAGTGCCTTGGAAGCATTGGTTCTCTCTTGCTCTGGACTGCCGACGAGCTTCAACATTTTCTCCAAGTAAATCTTGATACGCTTCCAGAATTCACCGAGGGATGCGAGGATATTGACGGTGCGGAGATTGAGATTAGCATCGGAGGCGGGAGGATTGTCATTGAGGGATTCCAACTTTGTAAGAATACCGTCATCCGCAGATGTTCCGTTGATGTATTCCAAGGCATCTGAGATTTCTTCGGAAGAGCCGGTAGAAGCCAAGCGGACGAGGAGTGCGAAGGCCTTGACTGTGTCTTGGTATGTGAATCTTGTTGTAGCGTCTTCCGTGGTGGCTTGGAAGAAGTTGTGTGTGAGTGAGTCATTGATAGTCTGGAGGAGTTGTGCGAGTTCAATCTGAGGCACTTGGTCTAATGATGCGACTGGCTCGGCACCGGCAAACTGGTCTCGGAAAGGTGTGGCTCCTTGGGCGTCAAAGACTTGCTTGGCCTCATTGATGGCGTTGAGCTGGGCGATACGGTCGTGAAGCACCTTCGCACCGTAGTTCTGGCCGACGGCCGTTCTGAGAACACCTCCCACTAATGAGCCATTCGCCGTAGCGGGAGGCATACCCGCACCCCCGAGACTGTCTGAGTAATGGAAAGGCGAGGCAGACCAATCTACACGGGCAGAGTTTCCGCCACTCTGGGAACCCATTGAAGGATTGGCGAACTTTCTCTGGCCGAGAACTGGCTTGGGCTGGAAGGGCATATTATGGACGGCGGTCTGGGCTCGGACATTCATAAGGTGTGTAGATTGAACCTTCGCATTCGCCATACGATTCGCATCATTGCGTTTCTGCTCGTGCCAAGAGGCTTGGAAGTCATCGCCCTTGGAGAGATTGAGGGGTCTCATAGAGGACGTGGGGGCAAAGCGGGGCGTATCGCCGAGTTTCGCATAAGTGTCCTCAAAGACTGTGGGGAAAGTCATCTGAACGGCCATTGAGCCACCGGGTTTCTTGGTTCCAAAGGATGACATATACTTGGAACTAAGAAATAAAATCAGAGCAAAAATGTCGGGAAATCAATATAGCCCGTGTTCTTTTACATACTTGGATGCCTCTATCATTTTGAGACCCTTCTCGGCCATTACTTGCTTGACAATCTGAGCTCTTTTCATACGGCCGGAAGATGGGGAGGCGGGAGCTCTCTTACCAGCTCCGATTTTGCCTCGGGTTTTTGGGGTTCTATCATCTATAACGTTTGCTCTCATAACTCTGGAGGGCATAGCGGGAGTGAATAGCTTCCCGCCCTTCGTCTCCTTTTTCTTCTGTGATTCTTTCTCAAGGCTCTTCTTCTTATTCATCAAATCAGTCACCCATCCGTGGCCTTCATAGGCACCGCTCTTGAATCCGCCTTTCATTGCGTGTAAATCCGAGGCACCTTGGAGAGCTTCGGCAAGTTCCTTAGCACTCACACCGTGTCTTTCTGCTACCGATTTTAGTAATCTGTTATACATTGCGAGGCCTTGCTGAGGCTCTGAGGGGTGTGTGGGATTCACACGCATCATTCCCACGAGTTCCTTGACGGCCATCTCCAGATGGTCTGCGGGGGCGGGGGCTTGACGAACCCCACCTTTCCTACCCAGACCGACGGCCTTCGCACCTTGGTTGGCGTAGTTGGCTACCTTGAAACCAGTATTGAGAGCAGTCCCAACGCCGGGAAGAGCAGTATCCAAGAATGGCTGAGCGTAGGACGCAATCTTCGCACCCATAGGGACAACTTCACCCCTAAGCACTGAATTGGGGTCTGTGAATTCATTTTTGACCTTTCCGAGGAATGTAGAAAGGGGATACTTCCGAGCTCTCTCGGCCTTGCGTTCCTCTTCTAATTCTGCGACATTTCTCATACCTTCCTCAGAATACTGATTAGCCATTGAGTCGGCTTGTTCCTTACGACGAGCATATTCTTCGGCTGATACTGGGGCTGGTTTCTTGTAAGAAGCCTTTTTGTAGCCCGGTGGAAGAACAATACCACCCGTCCCAGAACCTTCCATCATACCGTCGCAGAACTGTTTGTGATAAGCCCCTCCGTGAATTCGTGAGAGATGGGCTCCAAGATGGTGTCCCATTTCATAGGCCTCTGATTTAGCACCTCCACGGAACTGGCTAAGACCCATTGAAGGTGTCGCACCTTGGCCTCTAATAGCCATTCCATCTTGACGACGATTACTTAAGAGTTTCTTTGGATTGACTGGGTTCTCTCTCTCCTCCTCTTCCTCCATCGCTCGGTCGTTCGCTAAAGCCAGATGTGCTTGACGGGTGGCCGAAGTCATTATATTGGTTGCCTATATTTTTATTTGGCGAACCTTCGTATCCCCAAAGTTCTATATGGTGAAGTCCGGGGACATATCTGGCTCCCGATATAACGAGATGGTCTTGGGTGGGGATTGTTAGTATAAATGAATTCCCAAAGCCGAGCCAAGAAGCATTACAAGTCCATCCCCATCGTCCGACTCTCATTATATCTCTCATTCTACTCTCTCTTATATATTCTAAATCAATTTTATACGCTCTATTAGATGGATTACTTTCATACCTTGGATGGTGCCGGTATCAAAGAAGATAAGCGGATGATTAATGCGAAGAGCCCTTGGACGTTGGCTCATTTGAATGTGAAGGTTTTACAAGGATTCTACGATAACCCGGCAGTCCCACCATCAATGAAGACAAAGCTGAAGGAGGCGATGATGATAAAACCGACACTCAAGAAATTGCGTGGGGGATTGAAAGGAGTTTCTAAAGCGTCGGGATTCATCCGGAGACTAATGTGGGAAAACCAACACAAGCACGAAGGCGAATACAAGAAGCCTACTTGGCGTTTGGCTCCGGACAGTAAGATGAATAGTGCGGAGAAGTTTCATTGGGGCAAGTTGGCTTCGGAAGACCAAGGTGGTGAGAATAAGAATAGCTATGGTGCCTCTCCTTTTATCAATCAGCATTTCAAACACGCTAAGCCGGTAGATTACAAGAGGAGTGAATCCAAGAAGCAGAAAGAGGCTCGTCTGAAGTTTATGACGGAGAAGCTACTTGAAAAAGGGAAGACTTTGGTAGAAGCGAAAAAGACCGAAAAGGAGGTGGCTGAGCCCAGCCCAGAGGAGCCAAAGGAGGAACCAAGACATATAGAATTAAAGGATGTTATTCCGAGTGTCATTATTCCGCAGAGGGAGCAGAACGTCCAAGACACTGTTGAATTCGTAAAGGATAAGAATGGAGATTATATTGAAGATGATGATGAGAAATATGATGATATGGGAAATCTGAAAGACAGAGATATAACAAGTCGTATAAGAGATTATGTCGCAGAGCTAATGACTGTGGAAGGTAGTAGGGGTCAGAGAGGCTACCGAAGCAACAAAGAAGTATTTAAGATGGCTATGGATAGATACAAACCACTATCCGATATCAGTGATAGTGAGTTGAATAAAATTATCCGTGAGGAGAGATTGATTAGACAATTGAGATATATTGTCAAGGTAACTGGGAATGCCTCTAATGAAGACCAAGCTCTGTTCCAATTTCACCGGAATAATGAAGGAGATGACGATTTGAAAGACGAATTGATTAGAGAATATTCTGGATTATTGAATGATTTAGAATTCCCAGAGGACAATTGGGAACACGCTTGGAATGAAGGAAGTTTCCCAGATACTCCAGATAACAGAGCAGATAAACAGATAGTCAATACCTTCGTAAAGTTTCTTCTGGAGCGGGGGCGGGGCGGGTCAGCCAAACCGCAAACTGGCTTAGAAATGCGGGGCATCTGATGGTTGTCCTTTTCCAATCCCAATCTCGGCATTCTTAGGAGGGCTTCTTTGTTGTCTGTAGAATATCATTGTATATCTTCCCAAGCCTCTTTGATGTTTTTTTGTTCCTTCCCCTTCAAATGGTTGTGTCTCGTGAGGTAATAGACCACCATTAAACATTGTGGGTTTATCGTGAATATCATAATCCTTGTGCTTTGAACTGTCTGGTGAGAATACTCTTAGTTCCCCACCAGAGTAGTTGCCTATTCCAATAATCACAGAAGCTCCCACATTCTTTCTATCAATATGTTTCTTGGCCTTCGCATTATGATTCAGAGTAATGGTTTGATATTCCCATCCTTTTGGAACTACTTGATTCCCGAAGGCTATGATGGCTTTATAAACATCTGGATATTTATCGTTGGTTCTGAAGTGATTCCATCCGTGTCTATTATCCCCAAAGCCAAAGGTGATTGTTCTCCCTTTAGTTCCTATAACATCCCCACGATTGATATGTTGTTTCATATTTCCCGTCTTTTCACGGCCTCCCGGTATTGGTGGAACAGTCATTTTGGATAAGGCATCTAATAAGTTTTGTCTTGTTTCATTGTATTTTTCTTTATTCCGAATTGGGATTGTGTGGATACTCTCATCTGTTCTATCTTCTTCTGTGATTTCATTCTTTTGGGGACTTCCAATAGTTTTTCCTCCTCTGGCGATTCCGAGCAATTCTTCAATTGTATAATTTGCGGAATGGCTGACCCGCCCCGACCCCGTCTCCGCCTTCGCCCCTTTTCTAAACTGGATATCCCATAATCCCGTTGGGAACTTCTTTCCTTTCTTGACAATGGCTCTGACGAATTGGGGATATTTTGCCTCTAACTTTTTCGCCCCTACCTCGTGGGCTTTGATACGTTCATTGTCTTGTCCCAATCCACCGGGAGAAAAATTAGTAGTCGCATAAGAAATATGATTGAATCTAACCACGGTTCCATCATTCATAAAGTATTTGATTGTGCGTTCTTTGTCTTCTTGTGCGTCTCCTAATTCTATATCGTATCGTTTATTTTTTGTATTTCTATAACCAAACATACCCCCCGGAATATATTTGAGGTCAGATGATACTTCTGGTGCCTTATACATATAGAAGGGATTGGGAGCTGGATATACTCCCCATAGATTGGCTCCGGCTTCTTTCATTCGCTTGAATGCCTTGTCAAAGAAGGCTGATAAGTCTTTGATGGAGCGTTTTATTTTCAGAGAAGTGGCTTCAAAGATGTCTCGGAGGTCATCATCGCATTCCACAATCTGAGTATCTTTGGGAAAGTAAGAGCTGATAAAGTCTCTTTGATTCACAAGTCCGAGCTTTCCTACAATAATTTCTTTGTATGTGCCTTTCTCCAATTCCTTGGAATAGAGTTGTTCCTCTTCCTTGGAGGCGACAAAGATGTATATTTTGGATGGAGAGACACCACCCCGAAGCATAGTAGCGAGGGTTTTCTTCTTGAGAACTTTCTCTCGTTTGTAAGAAGGTATGGCGACAATCCACATCTAATAGAGCGTATTTTATTCATTTATATTCTCCGGTCGCCAGATAGATGGACGCACCCGCACCCGCACCCAAGAAACGCCGAGTCCGGAAGCCCAAGGAGAGACCAGAGTTTAAGATTGTTGTCGCCACTCCGGAGAATCCCATTATTGTGAAGTTTGATTGAGTGCGTATTTTCTATGATTCAATAACCGCACCGGATTGTATAATGGAAGCACTTCACTACTTAACCGAGGAGCAGATGGCGATACAGAAGATTGCCGTTCAGCTTATACTGGATGATGTATCAGCTCAACTCCACTGTGCGAAAGAGGCCACTGGAGATGTTCTTGAGAGTTATAAGAAGGTGGTTGCCGACAAGCTATGGAGGCTGACTCGTCTCATTGGAGAGTTCTACCACAAGCAACTTCACGAGATTAAGGAGTTGGATTCGTCTCTGTCTTCAGATACTTCTGTTGCTCCGTCAGAGAATGCCCCATAGCCGTAGCATCTGCCTTCATTCCCGCAATATCCATCTTGGATGATAAGTAAATATGACGCAACATACTGCTTCCTATTTTCTTTCCAAAGATGTTATTGAGAATGCGAGTAATAGAGTTGGCTTGAACGAGAGGAGAGTTCTCTTGAGTTACAAGTAGAGGATAGGACTTTTCTTTTCTTGCCGGGTGGAACGACAGATACTTCTGAATAGTCTTCGCCAGCTCAGATGGAACATCTACTGTTTGTGTTCCGTATTTCTTAGATGTCTTGTATTTATTGAATACCATCTTCGTGGGGACATTCTTTACAAGCACGAGATAGTTCTTATCCTTGGGGAGCTCATCAATCTTATCTTTTTTGATGGAGCGAAATACATTCATATCCAAGTAGTCTTGATTACGCCGAGGGGGAACATCGGTATAGAGGGAAAGCACCACGAGTTGCTGGAGGGCAGTAAAGTCCGCACCCGTAAGCAACTTCGCATTGAACGCATTGACTTTCTCGGCCAACTTGGTTTTCTTATCCAGCACTTCATTCCATTCAATCCAATTGTCCTTCTGTGTCTCGGTCTTCTTGGAAGTATCTGCCCCACCCGCCAACTTGCTCTTTACCATCATCTTGTCATAATAATGCTTATAGAGTGCCTTGTATGCGGGTTTATCCTTGTATAGAGAGAGAACACTGGTTATTGACGCAACCACTGTCTTCTGAGTGCTTTCCGCATATCCCAGAAGTTTCTTATCAATCTCCTCACGATTCTTAAGAAAGGTGAGGCTCTTGAATGGTTTCTTGTCATTAAGAATGTAGAGGGTGCGAATATACGCAGAGGCCGTTGTCTCGGAGAGTTTATGCTCTTCCTTGCCGTAGGTCTTTTCTAAGAGTTGCTTGTGGAGCTGAAGCATAAAATCCGTGGAAACCATATTCGTTGCCATTCTATTTATACTGAGTGTAAAGATTTTAAATGGGTGGTAAAAAAGAGCAAGTGCGTTTAATTCCCAGAAATCAATCCTTCCGGCAAGTTAGAATGAGCCAGTCAGCGGATTTAATCTATGGGTTTCAGCGTGAGAATGTAAATCATCCCCGGATAGAGAAGCATTTGGGTTGTAAGTTAATGAAGCTTCCCGCATACCACACAATGGATTGGATTGAGATTGGTAAGGCGGGGGATGAGAGTCCTCCTTGGAATGTAGAGCAGAAGTCCCGGAAGTGCTCTTATGAGTTCCTTAACAATACTTATTCATACAATGGAAAGAGGACTTGCTTGATTGGAAAGAATAAGATTGATTATATGAAAAATAATGGGGGTAATGGGATTGTATATTTTGATTTCACGGATAAGCTGATGTATTGGGTATTTGACGAAGACCAATACAAGAACTGTGATATTGAGGAGAAGTTTGTCAGAGGTAGCCGGAATGATTGTATTGATAAGGCTTGTCCCGTAGTCCATATCCCTTGTGAGTTCCTTAAGGAATGTCTTACAAATTGAATATTTTTTTGTATCGTTTTATGTTGTCATTAATGTTAGTAGATGACCCCCATAAAACAAACATAGAAAGGAACCCGGGCTTCGTGGGGTCATTGGTATCTAAATCTTTGAGGTGGCGTTGGATGTATCGCTTCCGGCGTTCTTTATCGTGGTGTATGGTATAGTCGGACATCCCAGACGCACCAAAGTCAGTATGTTTCCCATTGTCAAAGAAAGCCCGAAACTTCTTTGAAGGCTTGGGAGACTTTTCAATTTTTAGTAGCTTCATCTACTCTATTATAATATATTCCATCCATTAGAATGAGTTCTGCTGGTCTCCAAGGGTCTTTTCTGAACGGTGATGTGGTGAATGCTCTCCAAGGCTTATCTGGTAATGTATCATTATCCAGTCCGGCGAATAGTATTACGATAGTCAAGAGCGGTCAGACTATCCAGTTAGAGGCAGTATCTAATGTTCCTCTTGAGGGTGTTGATTCATTGAATGGAGTAAAGAATGATGTTTTTCTAACGAGCGATGGTTCTATTACGATTACACCAGACGGGCAGAACATTGAACTTGTTGCGAACTTTCCAGAGCCACCGCCGAGCGTAGCATCATTGAATGAATTGACGGGACCCATTAGTCTTCTTGATGGAGGAAACTGCTCCATTACTCCTAATGTTTCAAATGGAACGATTACTCTGACAGTTCCACCATTTGTAGCATCACTCAACGGACTACAAGATATTGTATCTCTATCTTCTGAAGATGCTACTTTTACACCAAATGTGGGAACGGGTGTTATTGATATGGCGATTAACTTTCCAGAGCCACCCGCAAGCGTAGCATCATTGAATCAATTACAAGGTGTTGTTTCTTTAACAAGTCCGAGCAACACAATCTCCATTGGAACTCTCGGTCAAGACATTCTAATAGGATTAGCACAAGAAGTAGTTGTAGAATCTTTGAATGGTATCAAAGGACAATTAAATTTAACAAGCAATGGCTCTATTACTATTACTCCCGACGGGCAGACCAAGACTATCAGTCTCCAATCAACAACTCTAACACAGTATGGAACAACAACGGTCAATATTGACGGAGTAACATCCACTCAGATTACTATTGATTTCCCAGTTGCCTATTCAGATACTAACACCTATTCAATATGTGTTCAGACATATGATACACAACAGATAGAGCCCATCTGGACTAATGTATTTGATAAGGAGGCACAAGCGGTAAAAGTGTTCGTGAGTTGCCGAGACACATCACCGAGGTCAATAACAGTAGATTGGATGACTATCGGAAGTGCTCCCGTCTGATTTCAATTTTATGGGTCAGCCCGGGTCAGCCAGAACGCAAAGTGGTATATATAGTAGAATGTCTTATTGCGTCCTCCCGGTTCATCCCAAAGACCAACCTCTTTATGAATTGTATAAGAAGGCCGTATCGGTGTTCTGGGTATCCGGCGAAGTTCAAGTTCAACAGAGGGACAAGCAAGACTGGGACAAGTTATCCGATAGTGAGCGATACTACATCAAGCACATCCTCGCATTCTTTGCGGGGTCTGATGGTATAGTAGCAGAGAACTTAGCACTCCGATTCTATGGAGAAAGCGAATCTGCGGTAGTCAAGCTCTTCTATGGGTTCCAGATAGCGATGGAAGGTATCCATAGTGAAGTGTATGCGAATATGATTGATAGTTTCATTTCGGATAATAAAGAAAAGAATGAATTGTTTAATGCGATTACTGATTACCCAGCGATAAAGAAGAAGGCCGATTGGTGCTTGAAGTATATTAAGTCTTCTGAAGATTTCAGAGTCAGATTGATAGCCTTCGCAGTCTGCGAGGGTATATTCTTTAGTGGTGCGTTCTGTTCTATATTCTGGTTGAAGTCAAGAGGGATATGTCCCGTCTTGGGATTAGCGAATCAATTCATTGCGAGAGATGAGGGATTACATTGTGATTTTGCGGTAGCCTATTATAAACAATTGAAAGCACTACCAGAAGAGGTAGTTCATAATATAATCAAGGATGGTGTGGTGATTGAGACAGAGTTTATTACAGAGGCACTTCCAGTAAGAATGATAGGAATGAATAATGATATGATGGCTGAATATATTCGCTTTGTTGCGAATCGTTTAGCAGTTCAGTTGGGAGTGAGTAGGCCTTATGAGAGTGCTTTTAATCCATTTCCCTTTATGGAGATAATCAGTCTTGAAGGGAAGACAAACTTCTTTGAGGCCAAGGTGAGTGATTATGGCTTTATCAGAGAGAGGCCAGATGCGAAGTCATTTAGTCTTGAATGTGATTTCTGACGAGAGAGAGGTATCCTCGCATCCATTCAAAGAAGCCGGATAACTTTCACGGTCTGCTCTCCTCGTCTGCGATTTCAATTTTATGGGTCAGCGGGGGTCAGCCAAATCGCAAAGTGTTCTTTCGGGGTCAAACTGGATGAGCCAATCATACGCATCGTTATAAGAATAAAAAAGAGCAGAGCGTGTTATCTTTGTTTGATGACAACGGTATTGTGCGTTCCATCTATCTACTCTATGCTTGAGCTTATAAATATAATAACCTTGTTTAACTGGTGTAAATAAGTTTGTTGTATTAGCTCGGGGCATCTACGAGATTATTACTACTCGTTTTAAATATAGCCACTTTGCGGTATGGCTGACCCGGGCTGACCCGGCTCTTAACGTTGTATTGACCTCACATACATCTTATAGAGCTTCCATTCAACTTTGCTCTT